GTTGCAAGTGTGGCGGAACACATGTAAGCGACGGATGTGGTAAAAGTGACGTTTTTGGTGTGCGCCGGTGTACACGGGAAGTGACAATTTTCGCGCGGTTTTAGGCGGATGTTGTAGTAAATTTGGGCGTAACCGAGTAAGATTTGGCCATTTTCGCGGGAAAACTGAATAAGAGGAAGTGAAATCTGAATAATTCTGTGTTACTCATAGCGCGTAATATTTGTCTAGGGCCGCGGGGACTTTGACCGTTTACGTGGAGACTCGCCCAGGTGTTTTTCTCAGGTGTTTTCCGCGTTCCGGGTCAAAGTTGGCGTTTTATTATTATAGTCAGCTGACGCGTAGTGTATTTATACCCGGTGAGTTCCTCAAGAGGCCACTCTTGAGTGCCAGCGAGTAGAGTTTTCTCCTCCGAGCCGCTCCAACACCGGGACTAAAAATGAGACATATTATCTGCCACGGAGGTGTTATTACCGAAGAAATGGCCGCCAGTCTTTTGGACCAGCTGATCGAAGAGGTACTGGCTGATAATCTTCCACCTCCTAGCCATTTTGAACCACCTACCCTTCACGAACTGTATGATTTAGACGTGACGGCCCCCGAAGATCCCAACGAGGAGGCGGTTTCGCAGATTTTTCCCGACTCTGTAATGTTGGCGGTGCAGGAAGGGATTGACTTACTCACTTTTCCGCCGGCGCCCGGTTCTCCGGAGCCGCCTCACCTTTCCCGGCAGCCCGAGCAGCCGGAGCAGAGAGCCTTGGGTCCGGTTTCTATGCCAAACCTTGTACCGGAGGTGGTCGATCTTACCTGCCACGAGGCTGGCTTTCCACCCAGTGACGACGAGGATGAAGAGGGTGAGGAGTTTGTGTTAGATTATGTGGAGCAGCCCGGGCACGGTTGCAGGTCTTGTCATTATCACCGGAGGAATACGGGGGACCCAGATATTATGTGTTCGCTTTGCTATATGAGGACCTGTGGCATGTTTGTCTACAGTAAGTGAAATTATGGGCAGTGGGTGATAGAGTGGTGGGTTTGGTGTGGTAATTTTTTTTTAATTTTTGCAGTTTTGTGGTTTAAAGAATTTTGTATTGTAATTTTTTAAAAGGTCCTGTGTCTGAACCTGAGCCTGAGCCCGAGCCAGAACCGGAGCCTGCAAGACCTACTCGGCGTCCTAAAATGGTGCCTGCTATCCTGAGACGCCCGACATCACCTGTGACCAGAGAATGCAATAGTAGTACGGATAGCTGTGACTCCGGTCCTTCTAACACACCTCCTGAGATACACCCGGTGGTCCCGCTGTGCCCCATTAAACCAGTTGCCGTGAGAGTTGGTGGGCGTCGCCAGGCTGTGGAATGTATCGAGGACTTGCTTAACGAGCCTGGGCAACCTTTGGACTTGAGCTGTAAACGCCCCAGGCCATAAGGTGTAAACCTGTGATTGCGTGTGTGGTTAACGCCTTTGTTTGCTGAATGAGTTGATGTAAGTTTAATAAAAAGGGTGAGATAATGTTTAACTTGCATGGCGTGTTAAATGGGGCGGGGCTTAAAGGGTATATAATGCGCCGTGGGCTAATCTTGGTTACATTTGACCTCATGGAGGCTTGGGAGTGTTTGGAAGATTTTTCTGCTGTGCGTAACTTGCTGGAACAGAGCTCTAACAGTACCTCTTGGTTTTGGAGGTTTCTGTGGGGCTCCTCCCAGGCAAAGTTAGTCTGCAGAATTAAGGAGGATTACAAGTGGGAATTTGAAGAGCTTTTGAAATCCTGTGGTGAGCTGTTTGATTCTTTGAATCTGGGTCACCAGGCGCTTTTCCAAGAGAAGGTCATCAAGACTTTGGATTTTTCCACACCGGGGCGCGCTGCGGCTGCTGTTGCTTTTTTGAGTTTTATAAAGGATAAATGGAGCGAAGAAACCCATCTGAGCGGGGGGTACCTGCTGGATTTTCTGGCCATGCATCTGTGGAGAGCGGTGGTGAGACACAAGAATCGCCTGCTACTGTTGTCTTCCGTCCGCCCGGCAATAATACCGACGGAGGAGCAGCAGCAGCAGCAGGAGGAAGCCAGGCGGCGGCGGCGGCAGGAGCAGAGCCCATGGAACCCGAGAGCCGGCCTGGACCCTCGGGAATGAATGTTGTACAGGTGGCTGAACTGTTTCCAGAACTGAGACGCATTTTAACCATTAACGAGGATGGGCAGGGGCTAAAGGGGGTAAAGAGGGAGCGGGGGGCTTCTGAGGCTATAGAGGAGGCTAGGAATCTAACTTTTAGCTTAATGACCAGACACCGTCCTGAGTGTGTTACTTTTCAGCAGATTAAGGATAATTGTGCTAATGAGCTTGATCTGCTGGCGCAGAAGTATTCCATAGAGCAGCTGACCACTTACTGGCTGCAGCCAGGGGATGATTTTGAGGAGGCTATTAGGGTATATGCAAAGGTGGCACTTAGGCCAGATTGCAAGTACAAGATTAGCAAACTTGTAAATATCAGGAATTGTTGCTACATTTCTGGGAACGGGGCCGAGGTGGAGATAGATACGGAGGATAGGGTGGCCTTTAGATGTAGCATGATAAATATGTGGCCGGGGGTGCTTGGCATGGACGGGGTGGTTTTTATGAATGTGAGGTTTACTGGCCCCAATTTTAGCGGTACGGTTTTCCTGGCCAATACCAACCTTATCCTACACGGTGTAAGCTTCTATGGGTTTAACAATACCTGCGTGGAAGCCTGGACCGATGTAAGGGTTCGGGGCTGTGCCTTTTACTTCTGCTGGAAGGGGGTGGTGTGTCGCCCCAAAAGCAGGGCTTCAATTAAGAAATGCCTCTTTGAAAGGTGTACCTTGGGTATCCTGTCTGAGGGTAACTCCAGGGTGCGCCACAATGTGGCCTCCGACTGTGGTTGCTTCATGCTAGTGAAAAGCGTGGCTGTGATTAAGCATAACATGGTGTGTGGCAACTGCGAGGACAGGGCCTCTCAGATGCTGACCTGCTCGGACGGCAACTGTCACCTGCTGAAGACCATTCACGTAGCCAGCCACTCTCGCAAGGCCTGGCCAGTGTTTGAGCACAACATACTGACCCGCTGTTCCTTGCATTTGGGTAACAGGAGGGGGGTGTTCCTACCTTACCAATGCAATTTGAGTCACACTAAGATATTGCTTGAGCCCGAGAGCATGTCCAAGGTGAACCTGAACGGGGTGTTTGACATGACCATGAAGATCTGGAAGGTGCTGAGGTACGATGAGACCCGCACCAGGTGCAGACCCTGCGAGTGTGGCGGTAAACATATTAGGAACCAGCCTGTGATGCTGGATGTGACCGAGGAGCTGAGGCCCGATCACTTGGTGCTGGCCTGCACCCGCGCTGAGTTTGGCTCTAGCGATGAAGATACAGATTGAGGTACTGAAATGTGTGGGCGTGGCTTAAGGGTGGGAAAGAATATATAAGGTGGGGGGTCTCATGTAGTTTTGTATCTGTTTTGCAGCAGCCGCCGCCATGAGCACCAACTCGTTTGATGGAAGCATTGTGAGCTCATATTTGACAACACGCATGCCCCCATGGGCCGGGGTGCGTCAGAATGTGATGGGCTCCAGCATTGATGGTCGCCCCGTCCTGCCCGCAAACTCTACTACCTTGACCTACGAGACCGTGTCTGGAACGCCGTTGGAGACTGCAGCCTCCGCCGCCGCTTCAGCCGCTGCAGCCACCGCCCGCGGGATTGTGACTGACTTTGCTTTCCTGAGCCCGCTTGCAAGCAGTGCAGCTTCCCGTTCATCCGCCCGCGATGACAAGTTGACGACTCTTTTGGCACAATTGGATTCTTTGACCCGGGAACTTAATGTCGTTTCTCAGCAGCTGTTGGAGCTGCGCCAGCAGGTTTCTGCCCTGAAGGCTTCCTCCCCTCCCAATGCGGTTTAAAACATAAATAAAAGCCAGACTCTGTTTGGATTTGGATCAAGCAAGTGTCTTGCTGTCTTTATTTAGGGGTTTTGCGCGCGCGGTAGGCCCGGGACCAGCGGTCTCGGTCGTTGAGGGTCCTGTGTATTTTTTCCAGGACGTGGTAGAGGTGGCTCTGGATGTTCAGATACATGGGCATAAGCCCGTCTCTGGGGTGGAGGTAGCACCACTGCAGAGCTTCATGCTGCGGGGTGGTGTTGTAGATGATCCAGTCGTAGCAGGAGCGCTGGGCGTGGTGCCTAAAAATGTCCTTCAGAAGCAAGCTGATTGCCAGGGGCAGGCCCTTGGTGTAAGTGTTTACAAAGCGGTTAAGCTGGGATGGGTGCATACGTGGGGATATGAGATGCATCTTGGACTGTATTTTTAGGTTGGCTATGTTCCCAGCCATATCCCTCCTGGGATTCATGTTGTGCAGAACCACCAGCACAGTGTATCCGGTGCACTTGGGAAATTTGTCATGTAGCTTAGAAGGAAATGCGTGGAAGAACTTGGAGACGCCCTTGTGACCTCCAAGATTTTCCATGCATTCGTCCATAATGATGGCAATGGGCCCACGGGCGGCGGCCTGGGCGAAGATATTTCTGGGATCACTAACGTCATAGTTGTGTTCCAGGATAAGATCGTCATAGGCCATTTTTACAAAGCGCGGGCGGAGGGTGCCAGACTGCGGTATGATGGTTCCATCCGGTCCAGGGGCGTAGTTACCCTCACAGATTTGCATTTCCCACGCTTTGAGTTCAGATGGGGGGATCATGTCTACCTGCGGGGCGATGAAGAAAACGGTTTCCGGGGTAGGGGAGATCAGCTGGGAAGAAAGCACGTTCCTGAGCAGCTGCGACTTACCGCAGCCGGTGGGCCCGTAAATCACACCTATTACCGGCTGCAACTGGTAGTTAAGAGAGCTGCAGCTGCCGTCATCCCTGAGCAGGGGGGCCACTTCGTTAAGCATGTCCCTGACTCGCATGTTTTCCCTGACCAAATCCGCCAGAAGGCGCTCGCCGCCCAGCGATAGCAGTTCTTGCAAGGAAGCAAAGTTTTTCAACGGTTTGAGGCCGTCCGCCGTAGGCATGCTTTTGAGCGTTTGACCAAGCAGTTCCAGGCGGTCCCACAGCTCGGTCACGTGCTCTACGGCATCTCGATCCAGCATATCTCCTCGTTTCGCGGGTTGGGGCGGCTTTCGCTGTACGGCAGTAGTCGGTGCTCGTCCAGACGGGCCAGGGTCATGTCTTTCCACGGGCGCAGGGTCCTCGTCAGCGTAGTCTGGGTCACGGTGAAGGGGTGCGCTCCGGGCTGCGCGCTGGCCAGGGTGCGCTTGAGGCTGGTCCTGCTGGTGCTGAAGCGCTGCCGGTCTTCGCCCTGCGCGTCGGCCAGGTAGCATTTGACCATGGTGTCATAGTCCAGCCCCTCCGCGGCGTGGCCCTTGGCGCGCAGCTTGCCCTTGGAGGAGGCGCCGCACGAGGGGCAGTGCAGACTTTTGAGGGCGTAGAGCTTGGGCGCGAGAAATACCGATTCCGGGGAGTAGGCATCCGCGCCGCAGGCCCCGCAGACGGTCTCGCATTCCACGAGCCAGGTAAGCTCTGGCCGTTCGGGGTCAAAAACCAGGTTTCCCCCATGCTTTTTGATGCGTTTCTTACCTCTGGTTTCCATGAGCCGGTGTCCACGCTCGGTGACGAAAAGGCTGTCCGTGTCCCCGTATACAGACTTGAGAGGCCTGTCCTCGAGCGGTGTTCCGCGGTCCTCCTCGTATAGAAACTCGGACCACTCTGAGACGAAGGCTCGCGTCCAGGCCAGCACGAAGGAGGCTAAGTGGGAGGGGTAGCGGTCGTTGTCCACTAGGGGGTCCACTCGCTCCAGGGTGTGAAGACACATGTCGCCCTCTTCGGCATCAAGGAAGGTTATTGGTTTGTAGGTGTAGGCCACGTGACCGGATGTTCCTGAAGGAGGGGTATAAAAGGGGGTGGGGGCGCGTTCGTCCTCACTCTCTTCCGCATCGCTGTCTGCGAGGGCCAGCTGTTGGGGTGAGTACTCCCTCTGAAAAGCGGGCATGACTTCTGCGCTAAGGTTGTCAGTTTCCAAAAACGAGGAGGATTTGATGTTCACCTGGCCCGCGGTGATGCCTTTGAGGGTGGCCGCGTCCATCTGGTCAGAAAAGACAATCTTTTTGTTGTCAAGCTTGGTGGCAAACGACCCGTAGAGGGCGTTGGACAGCAACTTGGCGATGGAGCGCAGGGTTTGGTTTTTGTCGCGATCGGCACGCTCCTTGGCCGCGATGTTTAGCTGCACGTATTCACGCGCAACGCACCGCCATTCGGGAAAGACGGTGGTGCGCTCGTCGGGCACCAGGCGCACGCGCCAACCGCGGTTGTGCAGGGTGACAAGGTCAACGCTGGTGGCTACCTCTCCGCGTAGGCGCTCGTTGGTCCAGCAGAGGCGGCCGCCCTTGCGCGAGCAAAATGGCGGTAGGGGGTCTAGCTGCGTCTCGTCCGGGGGGTCC